GACGACGAACGACGAAGCGACGACGACTAAGCGACGACGACAACGGTAGTGAGATCAATATATTGATCTCACTAGAGAACGATGGGGAAAAAGAAGCGACGATCTCGAAAGACCGCCGCTTCAGGGTGGAGATAACCAGTCTCCGAGGGTATTCAGTTACGTTACCCCCTAAGTATAAAAGGGCGAGTTAATATGACCCGCCCTTTTTACTGGGGTTTACTCAGTACGCCACACCCCTATGGTACCATCAGGCAATTTGCGAGTAACACACTTTTTACTCATACGCGCTAAACGGTTATAAAGTGCCACTACCTCTTTATGAGTTGGGGCTGCTACACAATCGCCCACCTCCATTCGATCGGCAATATCATACTTGGCTGATCTTGGTGGGCCATTTCTACGCCGTGGCGGTACTGGTTTATTTTTAATGATCTCCATTGGTTTACCCTCCTGGTTAGTTACGTTTTAACCCCCTAAGTATAAAAGGGCGAGCCGCTATGACCCGCCCTTTTACGTCTTAATTAATCAGCATTAAGAGCTACTATATACACATCTCCAGTAGCCCCCATCCCAGCGTAAATAGCGTTAGGATCGCTAGGGTTTGAGATGCTATCTGCCAGCCAATTGCTGAGTTCAGCAGGTTGCATGTGAAGATCCTTAACCCACGCCGCACATGGTATAGGCGAGTAGCCGCTTAATGTAGGATCTTCTAGATTTATAACTTGATCGGTTAACTGACCTATAATTTGAGCTTTATTTAAAGCCATCTTTTTTTACCTCTTATGGTTAAGTTTTACTTACCCCCTAAGTATATAGCGGCGAGCCGCTATGACCCGCCGCTTTACGTCCTACTTACTCATCTCTGGTTAAACTCGTAAGTCTCGTATTGATCAGTAGCCGTCAACTCTTTTAGCGGTAGCCCGTAAATACAGTTGGTGAGGTCGATCTCGCCGTCTTGATCAAGTAGTACGGTAGTGAGATCAATATAAGGCTCGCCATCTTTGAGTAACACACGTACCTCATACATCAACCCATCCTTTTTATCGAACAGCTGTATCGGCTTATCGTGATAAACTAACATCATATACCCCTCATGGTTAAGTTTTATTTACCCCCTAAGTATAAAGGGGCGAGCTTTTTACACCCGCCCTTTTACGTCTTAATTAGTCTTTTTTAACCGCTTTATTAAACTCAGCTTGAGTACTTATACGGGTTTTAGAGCTAGTTTTTATTAAGCCTAGCTCTGGGATCGGGCTTAAACTATTATCGTCTACACCCTTTTGATACTCAACCTCGTCATACTTATAATAGCGACCTACTAATTGATAGAGCTTTACGCATCTTACGTTCTCAATATAGTCAGGCTTACTTTTAAGATCAGCCCATGCCGTTTGCTCTACACTATCTAGTTGAAAAGGCTCGTCAGGGTAGGGTACAGGCGGGTCGTAATCATACGCCTCCATTTTATCACCCGCTATGGCGGTAATTAACTCTAAGCTATTATTGATCGGCCCTTGAGCTACCGTTATCCACTCAGTACCTATATCAACTTGCTCGTCGTAGCCGTTAAAAGTCCAAACGTCAGGGCCTAACTGCCGTACTTTTTTAGATGGTAATTTATTTGACATCGTTATAGTCCCTCTTACTTATGGTTAGTAACGCCTTTATTAACGCTACTTTTTAATTATAAAGGGGCGAGCTTTTTACACCCGCCCCTTTACGTCTTACTTAGTCCACATCATGAGGCCGTGATGGGCCACCTACCGCGCCAACCAGCTCACAGTACCTAGTAAGGTCAAAGGTTTGATGGTCATGAGTTATACCATTTACCTCGTCAATGACCCAAAGATCTAGGTACACCGCTTTTGGATCAGGGGGGTCTACCGGTGAGATACCCTCAACAGTTACCCCTTTATTGATCATGACCTCGTAAGTGTACCCATCTATGGCCTCCGTCTTAGCATATAACTTTAGGCGGCTTAATTGATCTTCCATTTCAATACCCCTCATGGTTAGTAACGCCTTTATTAACGCTACCCCCTAAGTATATAACGCCCAGTTTATAGGACTACTGCTATTTACTCAGTGTTAATCCCAGTGCGCTTACTCAGATCTTATACATCGGATTAATTGCGCTTACTCAGATCGGGGAGATCTACTGGATCTTATAGATGGGTCAGGTCAGGCTAGGTTAGGGTAGGCATGGTCAGGATGGGTAAGATCTTAACGATCTGAACGATCTGAACGATCTGAACGACGACCAAAAAAGACCCCGCCGAAGCGGGGCCAGTTGGGAGTGTAGACAGGGAGGGAACTACACCGCGTGAAGAGTTATGATTGACTGACCGTAGAACTTAGAGGTACGGCTGAAACCACCCGCAAGATGAGCAGATATATCTCGCTCGCCACCACCGTTAGCACGGGCAAAAGCGAGGATTTCTTTAGCACTCCCGCCTTTATTTATACGCTTCGAGATATCAAACCGTTTACCTGCTTGTTTACGCAGGAACGGTGCAGACTGGCCCACCTCTTGAGGCTTGATGACCGCTTTAACATTCGCGGAAATAAACACACGAACCGCTTTATCCTGGGCACCTTCGGTACTATCCAAGAAATCTTTAGAAACATCAAAGGTTACGTTAGATTTTGCCATGAGACTTTCTCCTTTATAATGGCACGTTAAACGAAAACCGCTTAACTATGAATAACTATAAAGGAACATTTAATCAGAATAAAGCCCTGTTTCGTCTTTATTTATCGTCCTTTCTCCAGAGCTTTTCGGAATCTTGCCCAGTCATAAGGGTGCTCGATCTTAGCCATCGGTGAGATCTCACTGATCTTTTTGTCGTGTAGGTCTTTTGCCTGTTCTCCAGAAAACAAAATCAAAGGAGTCTTCGCTGCCTCCCTTGCTAAGATGTAGGAACGACCTCCGACTCGAGTTCTTAATGTATGCCAAGCTATCTGATGAGGTGACAGCTTTATCCGATTATTCTTTATTACTTTGAGTTCTATCCAAAACTCCCCAAATTCAGCGCAACCATTCACATCTGGAACGCCAGGAGCAGCCCACGATTCAATTCGAGTCCAGTGTATATCCGTAAGGCCATCGCGTAGCGTTTTCCAAAGTCGTGACTCAGGTTTTGCTGACATCCACGTACTCTGCATCTACGATAGTTTTGAGCGCACCATTTGTTTCTTTATTCAGCTCTTCGAGACGACGTATCAAATCTTCTTTACTCATAGCGTTGATGTGCGCGTGTAGAACTTCTTTCCGATCAACATACAACCCACCAACTTTACCACGATTGGTTTCAGCATTGATCGCTGCGCTAAACTGATTGTTCGCAGCTGCTCGATCTCTTAAATCACCAAGGTCTCGAATATGGTTCTCGTATGTGATTTCATATTTCTTAGATAGATCTAAGCGTAGGTCGTTAATGTAATTAGCAACATGAGGGAATTTCCCGATATCAAGTAACTCACAAGCCCGTACACCCGCCGACGACTCAGCATATCCAGCGCGACGAGCGGCTTCAGTGTTGGAACAGCGACCCAAGACTATTTCCTCAGCAAACTTTTTCTGACGTGGAGTAAGGGGCCGAGATACGACTGGATTAACAGGAGCTGGCTTTCTACGAGGCATGATCCCCCTATAATATACCTCGAGATCTTTTTATTAAAGAGAAACTTGAAGATCACGGAGGGCTGAATACACTATTGATACTGACTTGCCAATAAGAACCAATATCCAGTACCAATATACAACAAAGGCCCATATATCAAGGACTTAGCTTACTAGATATTGGCATATTGGTAAATACTCCCCAAAAATTTTTTAGAACACCCCTCTTCTCGAGTTGTATATATAGGCACCATCAATTTTTCGCAGGGCGTATAATAGATGACTTGTTCAATGTCCTCCAATTTTTCGATGACAGGCTTGCCATCTTTATATTTTAGCTCAGTCATTTTTTACCCATCCTCCTTCTGAGTCATTTTTATACCCATATAGTGATACATCAAACCTATTTTCAAAGATATCAAGAAGAGTATACTCGGGCACAAGCCCTTTCTCTTCGGCCATTTTAATAGCCATTTCTTGAAGAACTTTGAAATTACCACTCTGATCAGGGAGAGGCAACTCTTCGTCATTAGTATCCCCAAGCACAATAAAGTATTGACCGTCGTTAAAGTTAGGATAAAATTTATCCATATACTCTTGCTCTTCGGGAGGCCTATTTTCTTTGGCATCCAAGTCCTGAAGCCAAGCCACTATAATATAATGATGAGGAACGCCCCCATCATTATAGGCACTATTCTCATAGAACCCGCTTTTGAGTTTGAATTGCCGACGGTCCATGTCGTCGCCCTTCTGTTGAACTATGATTTCCATTTTATTTACTCCCCACAGGTCGTATAATAAGTTGGATCATTCTTTGGCCCCATATAATACGCTGCCCTCAAAACCATCTTCTACGATAGAAATAGTAGTATCTTCAGGCACTAGCGAATGAATTTCGGCCAACGCTACCGCTTGGTCTTGAAGATAGCGGTACCATTTCACTTTGTCGTTAGGCCAACAACAATCCTTATCTTCAGTACAATAAGCACCCAAAACTATATACTCCACAGGATTCGAAGTACAGGCAACAATGTACCATCCAAAAACCGCCCCGCTATGATCAGTATCATAGCGGCCATTTTTGACTTTCCAGTTACGCCAGCTAGTATCAGCCATTTTTTTATACCTCGTGGTTAGTTACCGTTACCCCTAATAATAAGGTAGGGCGGGTTTTTACACCCGCCCTCTTTAATCTATTTAATCGTTACCTCTGTGACCCTAAAATCATGTATGAGCCTTCTCCTTCTCGAGTCGTATATATAAGCTCTACCAATTTTGCCGGATTTAACTTTTGTCTCCATAGAGTGTGGCATTATATCGATTTTCAAAGACATCAAGTATAGTGTAATCAGGGATTAACCCTATCTCTTCGGCCAGCTCGATTGCCAATTCTTGAAGGCAATGGTAGAAGTTTTCTGGTTCTTCTTCTGATTCAAAATAGAATTCCTCATCATTAATTTCTCCAAGAACAATAAAGTGTTGACCGTTGGGATAAAACTTATCCCGATATGATGTAGCATCAGAGCCCAAGTGGAATTTGTCATTGAACCGAGCAACAATGAGATAATGAGTAGGATATACATCATTATAAGCACTATTTTCATAAGACCCGTTTTTGAGCTTAAAATTTCGACGAGAAAGTTGGTCGCCCTTTTGTTGAATTGTAATTTCCATCTAGAATTCCCCCCAACCAGCGGAACGCGCCCAAGCATTATCAGCTGCGACGCTACGTTCATGGCGCTCTATTTCTGCCAACTTACGCGGATCATTAGCGCAATCATGGCAGATGAGGCGTTCCCCATCGTAGCCCGTTTGACCGCAGACCCCAAAGATTTCCTTGTAGTCGTAGCCTTTAGGGACATAGTAATTTACAGTATTCTCACACATTTAAGTACCCTCCTGGTTAATTAACTATAACTAACTATAAAAGGGGCGAGCTTTTTACACCCGCCCTCTTTAATCTAATTACTCCTTACCGTGGTCTTTTACTAAGAGGTCTTTTACTAAGAGGTAAAGCGGTGGTGCCGCTCGTTTACCTCTTTTAGTCGCGAGAGCACCTCGTTTGAACTGATCAAAGTTCAGTTCAAATCCGGAATAACTTTCGTCAACTTTGATAAGTACCCTACCGTCTTTTTGTTTCTTACGAGCTACAACAGGATATTCATCATTTACATCATGTTCCCATTCAACCCAGCTTACATCAGGTGAATCATCCAGCACCCGTAGGTACTCAGGTGGTTGATCGTCGCTTACTTCTGTATCGTGGATGAAGACCTCACCAAAAGAGTTCCATACAGTAGTGAAGAATTCGTTAAGATCAGACCATTCGGTTTCTCTATATTCAGCATCTTTTACCCAATTCACGTTAGTCATTTTTTGCTCCTATTTAATGGTTAACTTACCCTTTTAATATAACCCGCGACGTTTTTCAGAGGTAAAGTCTTACGTCCTTTTTAATCCTCCTCTTCCCATTCGTACAGGCATACTATATACATATCACCCGTAGCTCCCACACCCGCGTAAATAGCATGGGGGTTTTCTGGACCGGAAATACTATCCGCAAGCCAATTACTAAGCTCAACAGGCAAAATTTCTAGATCCTTAACCCACGCTGCACAGGGTAAAGGTGAATAACTTTCTGATTTGGGGTCTTCCACATTGATGACTGAGTCAAGCAATTGATGAAAGATTTCTTGCCGAATTGTGATTTTTTCCATTTTTTAATCCTTCGTGGTTAGTTACCGTTACCCCTATAATATATAGGGCGAGTAGTTTTCACACTAACGGCGTTTAGTCAGGTTTACTCCTTCTAAAAAATGGTGGGGAGTTGAAAAGAAAAATGAAGGTAAGCCCACTAGCTTTTTCTTCTCTTAAGGATGCTCCCCTCACCCCACTAACCTGCTAGTGAGCAACTTTTTATTCCCCTAAATCTTGAAAAATTTCATAATTTAAAGGAAGATCCTCTGATAATTCAACATTTTCTGCTGGGAAAAAATCGATATCTACCTCTGCTTCTGAAGAATCAGAAAGTTTTACTATGATAACAAGTTTTAACACTCGGTCATTGTCCTTATTTATAGTGTTATATCTAAAAGTAAGACCTTTGACTTTATGGAAACTTTGACTTTCAATATAAACTGGATGATTAAAATTCATTTATACCTCCATGGTTAACTTTTTTTACCCTTAAATTATAAAGGCGCAATATTTTAAAGACTAAGGCTCTTTAGTGGCTATAAAACTTATGGTCACCAATAGTTGCACAGAGGCGGTATTTTTTCGACCACAGAGGTTTTACTTCTAAAGTGTGATAGTGTGTCGCTTTACTTAGCGATTCTATAGAAATACGGTCAAGAAGCACAAGTTCTGCGATATCCATAGCCCTGCTCCAAGCTACTTTTTCGGCGGGACGCTCGTGTTTCCCATCGCACCAATAACTAAATTGACATTTGTGACGAACGGGAGTTCCTTTCCAATATCGCCCATCTCTCACAACGCCACAAGCAGTGGGAGGCCAGCGTTTGTCTTTCATCCTATTTCGAATAACAATGGCAACGGCGATCTGCCCCAAAAAATCTTGGTCGCGAGCTTCAAAGTAAACCGCTTCTGCCATACAATGCTGTTCCTCTTGAACAAGTTCTGATGCGGACAAGCGCACTGGGATTAACAGCATGCTCAAAGCACAGATTGTTTTAAATTTCATTTAAAAATCCTACGCAGAAGTTCTCGAAGAGATTTTCTTTTTGAAGGAGCGCTTTCCCAAAATGGCGGTTTGTTTTTTATTTTATAAGTGTAAAGTACATAATGAACCTGACCTGCTGTAAGACTATATCTAGCAGCAAGTTCTTGAATAGTAAGATCTTTCTTTTGTTCTTTAATTCGTAAAACTTCACCATCAGTCCAATGTTTATATGGCATGAGCCGCCTCCTTCATTGCACTTAACGCTTCTCTTGCACGATAGCCGCGCCCCATTTTATCACAAGAATACTCAGGGTCGACTACTCTCGCACAGGTTTCTAACAGGTCAAGATAATAGACGCCGTCGATATAATCGACTTGATTACCATCATTGTCTATGAGACCATACTTTCCCTCGCCTGAATATTGTCGGCTCGTAAGTGACTCTACAAGCCCCTTATCAAAACCCATTTGTTTAAAGTACTCCGGCGTCATAATTTCCCAGCCATTTCCTTCTAGCTGATACTTCTCCTCACGCTCGCTATCTTTTCGAACTACGTCCAAAATATTTTCTTTAAATTCACTGACTTGCATGATATTCCTCCAAAGCTAGTTCTTCAAGTGCGTACCAATCAGCTGCGGTAAGCCCCTTCTCCAACCATTCAGCACGTTTTCCTTTGACCTCTAACCACATATCGTCAACATAGTATTTAGAATTCCCTACGTCATATTCTGGCTGGCCCACTTCAAAACAAACCGTAGTTGGCATACCACCCTTCACAGTTGTTTCCAATTCTAAATACATGATAACCCCTCTGGTTAAATACGGTATTAATAAGTATACCCCCTGATTAATTACTGAAGGTAGCTCGTTCCTCAATAGCGGCCCTCTTTTTATCACGGCGGTTTACCAAACGGCGCGCTCCAGCAGTAAGCTGATACTCAAACTTGTCGTTATCAGAATCAGAAAGAGAACCCCTGCGTTTTAACAACCCTGTTGAGTACATTCCGGCAGTTTGTTTTGATACCGCTTTTACAGGCAGGTCTCCTACTAATACAGTGAGTTCTGTATTAGTTACTGGGTCTGAATATTCTATAAGAGTATCGATTATTTTCCCACGATTGGTTTCCAAGAGAGCCATACGTTTAGCTGAGCACCGTCGCTGAGACCACCCATCTAAAACCTGTTCATAACTAGTTCTGATGGTTGGTTTTGCAGTATTCTTCTTCTTTGGGCTGTGCTTTTTGATCATATATTTTATCTGCCCACTAATACTTCGGCACTCTTCTTCGGCCCACTCATTTAAAACTAGCCATGTTTCATGGTCTACGGCAATGGACTTATAGTTTTCCGACATCATATATCCTCCCTCATAAGGTCAATCAAGTCCTGAATAATTTTTTGTAACTCTGTTATCCGTTCAGTTTGTTGATCTATACGTTTTCCATGACGTATTAAAGTGTCGAGAACGAGGTTCTCTTGTTCAGGCTCTAAGGGCATCGCGCATCCTCCATTCGTTTGTCATTTCAATATCCCATTGCTCTGCCGTATCTTTGGCGTCACGATAGGAAGCAAATTCTTGTTGAATGATTTCGCCGTTAAATGCAACAGCCCAATTATCCGGCTCAATAAAGAGGGCTTGAAAACCGAGGTCCCAATTCTTAGGACGAGTCCAATACATAGGTTAGTCCTTTCTAGCTTTCTAGCTTTCAAACTTTATATATTATAATACGGGAGCCGTTAAATGACCCCCGTTTTTTACTCTAAACGCTCTTCCTGTTGCTCCTTAACATTACGGTATACATCACGCAAGGTATCTCTCAATGCGGTGTAATTGTTATCAAGGTTATCAACCATGAATTGCACAGCTTCTTCTTCGTCGAAGTTATTTGCGATAGCTTCTTCTGCTAAAGACTCCATGCTCATAAGCCAGTCTTTTATTCTTCCCATTAGCTTGCCTCTCCAGTCTTTTATTCTTCCCATTAGCTTGCCTCTCCTTCCTCGCCTGTAAGCCTTGTCCACTCGGCTTCCCAAAAATATTCAATGGCTATTTCATACTGTTCTTCTTCTGACATTTCTTCTTCTGCTGAAGCGTCAAGGGCAACGGTCATATCTTTATATGCGAAGTTCCAATCCATAGTACCTGCATCATACTTTTGAGTATTTTTTCGAATATATTCATCAAGCATGACAGCACATTCTTCAATAACGGAAAGATGCCATACTGGATTTACGGGGTCGCCAACCTTCCAATTATCTCGTGCCCATTTTTTAAATTCATCTGTTTCTTTTTTAGAAAGTTCTCGATGAAGGTTGAGATGAACTACGTTATCATTCATTTAACCCTCCAAATTCGATAACCAGCAATGCCAGCGTCAGTCCACATACGTTGGGTGAAAGTTACTTCAGTTCCCTGTTTGGCTAGGCGTTTTTGGTAAGACTGCCTCGCCTGAGCAACACGGTTGCCTATTTGTTTCTGAGTTTCTTCTTCGTAGTTTGGCCCAGCAAAAAAGCTGTTGCCTACTTCCATATCCTCAAATGGATATTTCCGAGCGGTTGAGTGGAAGTCTTCAGGAATATCAATCCCTGAATCGATTACAAAATCATTAGCCATCTTTTCCTCCTATGGTTAATAGCTAAGTTATATTATTTAATAACTAAGTTATATTATAAAGCCGACAACTTCGGAGTAAAGTAGTCTTTACTCAGTAAACTGCGACACATAAAGCAACAATTGCATAAAATAAAACAACGCCTGTTAAGACTGCCATGATGTTTCTCCTGTCGGCGTTAGTAAGAGCGGGGAGTTTCCTCCCCGCCCTGACTAGTTACACAAGCTCGATGTACTTTTTATCAAGCGCGATTTGAACGTCAGGTGCTCCACCGCGAATCTTTCGCGCTGCAACAAGGAACTCGTTCAGCGGCATATCATCTTTGAACAAAGTGAAAATCTCGGCTCGCCGAGAACCTTCGCGGACTGGGATTTTATCTCCAATCACCTTGATTGTATCACCGTCAAACTTATGACTGATGATTGTTTTCTTAGCAATTGGTTTAGGAACTGCTTTGAGATTTGCCTTGGGCTTCGCTTTTGCTGAAGCCTTTGACTTGGTGTTCTTCGAGGGAAGAACTTCTACTGTAGCTGTGGCCATATCTGGCCTCCTTTCTGCTTTCTACTAACGCTACTAATTATAAGCGCGATAAAAAGGGGGACAACCGCTAAGTTGTCCCCCGATAAACTAAGCAGCTTTCGCGTACTCAGTGGCTAGGTCTAAGGCTCGCCGTTTCGTAACGGCATTTGGCCCAAGCCAGCTTGAGTAAAGAGCGCCACCCTTTACTCTTTCGGACTGGCGTTTCGTATGATCCATGTGATAAGTGACACCGTTAAGTGCGCCCCACCAAGTTCCTTTCGCTGACTTCAGGTCGGCTCCAGGAGACAACGCGATAGCATCATGAACCTGCTCAGAAGTTTTACTGAACTCATCTATAAGAGGAACATCATTTGCAATTTTACCTCGGTCGATAAGTAACTGTGGTTGAAATAGTTCAGCGATAAAGTTCTGAACATCCAACGGTTTTGCTCGTTTACTGGATAAGAACGTCGTTTGCTCCTGAAACTCAGCCATTTTACTCTCGCTGATACCAAGGGCTTCTTCAGCGGCTCGCATTATTTCATCGTCAAAGGCTTGAAGATGAAGTACTCGAAACCGCTTACCATCAGTGTTCAATGCGAGCGCCATAGTATTACTACAGACGACTCGTATGGGTGTGAACATGATAGTAAGAGCCTTCCCTGAAACGTGAGGCGAATCTATAAGTAGATAACCTTCTACTCGATCACCTCCGGGAAGTTCAAAGTTAGACTCAAGTTTTGCAAGCCCCCAGATATCTTGCCCGTCCTTTAAAGAACCCGCTGTTTCCATTTTCATTTCACCTTTGGAAACAAACTTTTTAAAGAACTTGAAAGTATCAGCATTCTGGAAAGGCAC